CAGGGTAGCCGGTAGCCGCGTCGCCGCGACGTACTGTCCGAGCTTGCGCATGGCCGCCATGCCCTGCATGGCGGCCACTTGCAGGCCGGCGGAGATCTGGCCGTTGTAGTCCGGCGCGACCTCGATGGCCATGTTGGCTATGAGGCCCCTCAGGGCGCCCACAGGGACCGTTACCTCGTCGCCGAGGTCCGCAACCTCAGTGAAGCCCAGGGATATACCCTCGGCGTCCAGGGAGAGCATGTAGGTATTCAGCGCGAATATGTAGTCCTGGTACTCGTCTGGCTCGAAATCAGCCTCGGAGCCCTGAACCAGGATGCGCTGTAATGACGCCTTGGCGACTTGTGCGACGGTTGCCATTATTTCAGCAGTTCAATCTCGACCGGCAGTGCGAGATCGGCGTTGATGCCTTTCTTGTACTTCCAGTTGCCGCTGTCGTGCTTGGCTTTGTTCTTGGTGTTCAGACGCGCGTCCCACGGCAAATTGCGGGCGTCGAGTTCGACCATCGTCGGCTCAAAGACCTTCCAACCCAGGGCCGTGGCGGCTTCTACGCTCGCGTCTGTTTCGTTTGTTTCGATTATGGAGCCGTTAGGCTTCGTCCATTTGTACATACGTCTATCCTCTTAAAATTAGCGCCCACCCCGGTGAGGGCGGGCGCCAGTACTACTGCTTACCCTTACGCGCTTCCGAAGCCCTGACCCGCGAAGAACGGGTTGAGAACTGCGTAGGCTGGGCGTAAATCGAAACGAACGATCTGCTTGTTCGCATCACCGTCTGAGTACTTGCTTACGCGGATGCGCAGGCCGTCTTCAGTGGTCGCCAGGGTGTCCGTGCTGTACAGCTTCTTGATCGCTACTGAGCCGATTGAGAAGGCCTGCTTATGCCAGAACAGGTTAGGCTGGATGATAGCGTCAGCTACACCCAACAGGGTCACAACGTCACCAGACTGAGGTGCCGAGTCAACCGTGTTGTACGCGCCGTCGGCCTCGTAGATAGCCGGGCCAGTTACGACCAGAGTACCTGCCCCGCCTGCCAGTGTGACTGTTTCAGTCACGGTGCCAGTCCAAGGGATGGGGCTGCCCGCATCGTCCAGGATCAGCTGACGGGTGGAGAGGTTAAGGCGGTAGCGCCCTGCAATCTCAATCACCGTACCTGCCGGAACAACTGCCGCGCCAGCGCCGATACCAGCCACAGGGATCGCCTGAGTCATGGTGTCTTTAGCCGCGAGGTAGCTCACGTTCGGATTACCACTCAAGGTGCCCGCACGGTCAACTTCAGCGTCGTTGGTGTAGCTGGCCAGCGTGGTCGCTGTCATTACACTGTCGAAGCCCGCGAAGTTGTTCGTGATGGTGGCCTTTTTATGGGCTTCCGTGATGATAGCGCCGGCAGATCCACCTGCGCCCAGTGAACGCTGGTTTGACGCCAGGTTACGTTGGGTGTAGGGGTTGACGGTGTATGCCCAGGGAGAGTCCATCGGGACACCGTGTGCCTGCATGACCGCGCCTGCTTCGGCGATGTGGTCCCACGTAGTGGCTGGAGTACCAACAGTACCTGCTACCAACGCGGTATTACGGGTCATGAACGCGGTGAAGTCCAGCTCCAGGTCGGTCGCAACCCGTGTCGCCATAGGCGCCAGGAGTTGATCGAGCTGGTCCATCTTGATTGCTTCGTCGGCTTCGTCGAAATCAACGTCAACGGTGAAGTAATCCTGGACTGTACCAGACGCCTTGCCGGTCACGATATCAGAGCGGGTTCCGCCAGAGATATCGCCTTCAGGGGTACGCTTGGATACGTAGTCAGTCGGACGTTTGAAGTCCACCGTGTCGCCACTGGACGGGTTAAACTTGCCATCAAGCAGCTGGGTGTTTACGTTTTTGGAGTGAATACGAGCGGACTCGAACTTCTCCAGGAAGACTCGTGCGAGTTTCCTTGTGATATTACTATCGAATGAATTAGCCATTACAGCCTCCTAATTGATTAAAGTGCGCAGATTTCCCATCACGGCCTCGTCGGCTTAGGTCTGTCTGCATCAATTCGGGTGGCTGATCCGATCCCCGGAGGGGGTCACGACTGGTGTCGCCTTGCGCCTGGTGCCAGCTGTTAGCTGTACGGACGATGATACGCCCGTACAGCCTGTCCTGCAAGTTTACTCGCGCGGGGACTTGGTGACGGACTTAACGCCCCACATGGCTGCGTCCTCGAGCTGATGTACGCAGATACTGGTGCAGCGCGAGTCCTTACCTTCCGCGCGGACGTAATCGATGAGGTCAGCGACAGTACGTTTGATGTGGTTGACCTGCTCATGCCCGCCGGGATTAAAGCTGATACCTACCGCGTGCTCACCGTGGCTTGTTTTAAACGTTTCTCTACTCATACGTTGCTCCTTTTGGCCCTTTCTCTCTGTGTGGTGCTCCGCCTCCGCCGAGCGTGTCAGCTGGTGGTGGCGCTCCGGTGTGTCCGCCGGCCGCCTTGGCCTTCGGTACAATCTCGGTGGCGATACGCACAGCCGCGACGGTAGGCGGCAATCCGCGTAACGCCTCGATCTCGGCCGGGTTGTCTGCCAGGTAGGTCGTCACCAGCGGGCCCTGCTTGTCGTTCAGGATGTACTGCTCAACCTCAGGGCTGACGCCATACGCGGCCACGATGTTGCCGGCCTGCTGTAGTTTCTCAGGCGTTACACCGAGCTTAGTGGCACGCGCGCTGTACTCCTGGACGGTCGCGAAGGTCTTCTTCTGGGCCTCGATATGGTCCTGCTGCTGGCGGAACTGGTCCTGCTGCTGCTGGGACGCCAGGTTCGCATCGTACGCGCTCGCCTCGGTGATAGCCTTGTCCCGTTCGCCCATCTTCTCCTGGAAGTCCTTGTCGTACGGGTCAGGCAGGTCGGGGATCTCGGGGCGTTGCGCGTCTGGCGTCTTAGCCCTCAGCTCCTGCAGTTCGCGCTCGGCGGCTTCCGCACGACGGCGCTGCTCATGGACCTCGAAGGTCTTGGCGTTGATTCGTTTGGTAAACCGGGCCGGGTCATCATCGGGTGGCGGTGTGTCGTCGGCTGGCGGCGTATCGTCTGCCGGCGGCGTGTCATCAGTCTCGACCGGCGGTGTGTCGTCTGTTGGGGGTAACGTAAGGGTGTCGTCTTCTTCTATCGGAGGCATAGTTCTGTCCTGTTTTCAGGGTGCCGCAGTAACCGACTGCGTACGGTAATACTACTTCAGTGCGCGTAGCAGCGCGTCGCCTACTGTCCCTTGGGGCTTACGGCTTTTCGCGGCGAGCTTACGCACACCGGCTACGAACTTCTTACGGCTGACCTGAAGGGCGAGTATGTCACTCGGCTCATCGATCAGCGTACGTTCTTGCGATATCTTCCCAGGCGCTTGCATAGTCTGAGCCTTCTGCTGTGGGGTTAGCCCCCATTATACCATACAGGTCTTTCTCTACATACCAGAGTGCCGCCTGTATGTCGGCAATGTCTACTTCCAGGCCCCGGGCAGCCAGTTCGACCTGGACCTGCTTAGCGACCTTCCTCATGTACGTGAGCTCGGCCCCCGTTGAGGGCGCCTCGACGTGACCGCGCACCCGTTTAAGGTGATTAGCCGCTGCCGCCTCGAATTTGTCCTTCTTCCGTCTGGTCTTCCTGAAGTCTCTGGCGTGTGCCCGTTCAACCTTGCCCACGAACTCGTCGAAAGCGGTGTCGTCCTTGAGCTCAGTCAGGGTGTAGCCGTGCTTCTTGGCCACCGCGCCCCTTTGGTAGGGCGACAGCGCTTTCAGCTCTGTACGGGCCTTCTGACGGCCTGTGTCCAGCTGCTCTGGCCGTGCTTTCAGCGTGCCGGTGTGCCGGCCCCACATCCGCTGCCACCAGCGGTCGAAGGTGGCCACATCGAAGTTGCCGTTGAGGTTCTGGAAGAAGCCGCCGCCTATCTTCGGGCCGAATATCGCAGATCCCATCAGCTTGGTGCTCATGTTCTCCTTGGAGACCTTGACTCCGAACGCCTCTTGTAGCTCCTTCACGGTGTACTCGGTGTTGAGCATCTCGGTGAAGCCGTCGAAGCCGATGGCGTCGATAATGTCGTTGGCGCGCTGGAATGATGCAGCCATGACGCCACTCTTGTCGCCCTCACCCTTGATGGGAAAGCGCCCGGTCTCGCGGAACTCGCGGTACAGGCGGTCAGTCGTCTCTGCGTTCTTCTTGACCCTCAGCCCGTTCGAGGTGATGGCCTTGATGAACTTGAATCCGGTCAGTTTCTGCGGATCTGTCGCCAATTCAGGGAATATCTTAGTGGCGGAAGTTATCGCCCGGCCCAGGTTGTCCTTATACCAGCCAATCGTGGTGTCCGGGTCTTTCATGATGGCCGCATACGCCTCGTCAGCCATGTTCTTGGCGACTATCGGTATGTTGGCGTCGGTGTACTCCATTGGCGCCCCGCCCCAGGCCTCCAGCGCCTCGTCCTGGAGTATCTGGGTGATCTCAGGGTAGGTGCCGGGTGCCTCTATCGGCGTATTGCCGTATATCTGGTCGGTACGCTTCAGCCGGTCCATGGGGTGCGGCTTGGCGTCAGTGGCCAGGCCCTGGTATGGCGTGCCCCGTTTAGCCAGCTCGTGTCGTGGGCCCATGTAGTTGGCCGGCACGTCCTGGTTCAGGATCACCATCATGCCTTGGTCCGGGTTGTTGTACCCGTCGTAGCCCGCGTCCACCACTTTCGACTCGAATGCGTTGGTATCCAGGCCCTTGCCGAAGGCCTGGCCCTCGGGTGTGCTCACGTCCAGCACGTTGTCGAACCGCTGCTGATAGACGTGGCCGCCTACTCCCGCTTCCGGGTGCTTCAGCTCGCCGTCTTTATTCGTGTAAAAGTAAACACGATTTTTAATTCGTGAATCCTCGGTGTTGCGTAGGCGGTGTTGCTCTGCGCCCTTGATGCCGGTGCCACTGCGCCCACCCTCAAGCGTACTGACCCTGTCTCGGCCGTAGTGCACGCCCGTCACAGGCTTCGTGCCCGGCAGGCCTTGCTTACCGGTCAGGTTGACTGCGGTGCCGCCACTCAGGCCGCTCAGGTCGGTGTACTCGCTGGTCAGGTCGCCTACCTCGTTTAGCAGGGCGTCCACCTTGGCCCGGTCGTTACTGGCGATGAATCCTTTGAAGTTACCGGCGTTCCAGAACTCGGACACGTTGTCGAAGTTCTCACGCAACAGCTTCACGTAGTCGCTATCGCGGACCATGTCCTTGTCCATGCCGCTGATGATTTCTTGCTGGTCGGCGGACTGTTCCGCCTTGCTGAAGTACTGGTCCTGGTGCTTGGCTTTCTTAGCCGGCCTCGGCTATCTGGCCGGCGCGGTCGTTGTTCATGAACTGGAATGTAAAGTCCTCGTTGATGACGTCGAACTTCTCGTCTGTCTTGTACGCCGGGATGTCGTCCCACCCCTCTCGAAAGGCCTCGGTACGGTAATCCACGTTGGCTACAGCGGGCGTGTTGTCGAAGTTGGCCCGCATATCTGGGTTAGGGTCAAGCGCCACAACCTTGGCGCCCGGGTTGTGCTCTCCGATGGTCTTGGCCAGGCCGCCCTCAGACGCCCCGATGTCCAGGAATGAGCCTGGCTTCAGCGCCCGGGTTATACCCTGCGCCACCATGGCCTGCTTCTCGGCGAAGCCGGGGATCATCTTGGATATGTGGCCAGTGAAATTATCGGTAGTGTACTTCTGGTACGACTGTGTCTCGGGTGAGTACCTGCTGGTGCCCAGCTGCGAGACGTACGGTATTGTGCTTGAAGCCTTCTTGGCCTTGCCGCTGAAGAACTCGGCGTTCTGCTGGCCGGTGCGTACCGGGTCGGGTGTAAGAAGGGACGGGTCGCGGACCGCGTACGTAACCGCAGTGCCTGTGGCCTCGGTGCCCTCGTCGAACACAAGGGAGTCGTAGCCATACCTGTCCATGATGTCGTCCGCGACACCCGCACCGGGGCTGTCGATGATGTCCATCATGCTGTCTTGCTTTGGGTCGAAGTCAGGGCTCTTTCTGCCGGCCATCACATCGTCGTTGTCGGACCACCCGCCGTTCTCGTTGAACGCGGTGACCGCCCGCTCACGTGCCACCGGATCGTTATCCAGGTCCGCTGGTTTCTTGGTGTCTACGGCGTACCGCAGCGTTGTTCCGCCGGGGCCCGCGTACTGCTCGGCATAGGGCGAGCTCCCGGACGTGAATATCAGGCCGGCCCGGCCTGGACGTAACGCCTTGCCGGTTAAGTCTTGCGCCGAGCCGTGGTACACCTTAGGGCGCGCCAGGTCTTCCCCGCCTCGCTGCTTACGGCCGGCCGCTGTGTTACCCAGCTTGGCCTCCTCGACGAGCTCAGCCTGTATGGCCGTGGCCCGGGCGTACGCCAGATCCTCGCCGGCGACAGCAACGCCGTCGTCGATCACGTTGAATGTGGAAGGCTCCCGGGTCAGTGCGGTCTGCCCGGTGCGCCCTGGGGTAGGCGGTGTCCCGCCCCCACGCAATGCTTTGGCGCCGTACTTGAGGGCCGGTATGCCGAATATGTAGTCGAGGGCCTGTCCCACTGACGGGTCAGAGCCTAGGTCCGTTATGAACTCCTGGAAGGGGGACGGTGTGTCGCCGCCCACCAGATTGGAGCCGAACTCCTTGGTCAGCCGTCTGTACGGCCACTCGGGCAGGTGCTCGGCCACCTGGGCCTTGCGGGCCTGGTATCGGCCGGACGCCCCACGGTCACCCAGGATGCCTGTGATGAGGTCCATACGGGTGATGCCGGTTGGTTCAGCGTTAGTGGGTGCGCCAGTCAGCGTACCGCCGACGGTCTCCATGGTGGCCGCCAGGTTGCTGGCGAAGTCAACCCCACCACCGAGTATGACGTCGGTCAGGGTGGCGACGTTCTGCATCTTGACCGGGAGTTGTGCCAGGGCCAGGTCTATCTTGTCGGACAGCGTGAGCTCGCGTGTGCCAGCGAGTGCGCTCTCCTCATCCAGGCCGAGTGCGTTGTTGTCGCCGCTCAGTAAGCTGGCCACGGCCTATTCCTGGTCTGCTTGCGTGTCCATCACGATGGCGGCCTGCTGTGCAGCGGCCCTCGAGGCGTCTGCCTCTACCAGGATCTTCAGCGTCGTGGCTTGGCTAG